CTGATGCAATATTATTAGAACAACGTCAGGTTAAGGATCCGCCGAAGATGTCGGAGCACGCTATGTTATTTGTTGATCGAGCATTAGACTTAGTGTACTACTATTTGGGTACAAAAAAATATTTTAATAAGATAAAAAGCCCAATTTCTTTAGACCAGTTTGAGGGGACGTATTTAGGATCTTCTGCTGGTCTCAATGCGGATAATCCTCATAAAATTGGAGAAGGAGACCGTTCGGTGAAGGTGACATCATGTGGACAGAAGGCGGAAATGTTAGCATCAGATTTGGATGCTGTATTAGACTTTATTGAAAATGGAACATTGCCTCAGATATACTGGAACCGAGTTGGGAAGAACGAGAATTTCTTCTCATGGTCTGTGCAGTGGACAGACTCAGAGTGGGATAAATTTTTGAATAAATTAAGGATTTTTATTATCCCATCATCTATATTTGTGGTTATGGAAAGGCTTGTGTCTAAGTTACGTCACATGGTGGAGCATGGAGGCTCAATAACAATAGGACATAAGTGGCCTCGGGGAGGAGCGGATCGCTTAGCGAAGATGTTAGGAATAGATTTAACTAATTGTTGGTCACCCGAAATATGTGAGGGTGACGGCAAGAAGTTTGATCAAAGTGTCTGGGTAAAATTTATAGACATTTTTTTCTCAACTATGTTAGCTTATGAGCCAAAGGATACTCCAGATTATGAAATTAAGAAAAGGATACTTCAATTTTTGATTGGAGAGGTGTGTTGTCAAATAACGCATCTCTATGGACCGATATGGGCCCAAAAAATTGGAGGGGTCCCATCTGGAATATTAAATACATCTCATATAGATTCATTTGTGATGTTACTTTGGTTCTGTTTGTTCTGTGTATATCAGGTGGTTCATGCACCTGAAGAGCACAGAGAGTTGTTAGAGTCCGCTATCTTTTCAAACATACGAATAATAGTTAATGGGGATGACCATTTATATCGACGAACAAATATCCCGATAGTGCGAGTCTACTTCTCAGCCTATGCTTTCTCGAACTTTATGAAGATACATTTTGATGTGATATACGAGATCTTAAAAATGGAGCTTCATTTTGTTCGAGGGTAGATGGTGGATGGTTGATAGAAGAGGGTGCTTCCTATCTCCGTCACCAGTTTATACCAAATCCGGAGTATGGAAAAAGTAAACAATGTATGTTCATACCATTCCGTGAGTCTCGTGAATTCATAGCTAGAGCAGCACACGGTAGAGAGACGAGAGTTCGTGATGTTTATGATATATTGTTATCGACGATAGGCCATGCTTATGGAACTTATGCAGCTAATTATGATGCATGGAGGCGTTTGTATTGGATATATGATGCGTGTTGTGAGGTCCTTAATATTGGACATGGCGAAGTAGGAGGTCGTTTAGTTGGATTTTTGACGACGGACGACATGAAGGATTTTCGTAGGAAGGGGGTTACCGCAGAGGATGTTCTTAAGGGATTTCCAATGTGGGATGACTTAGTACGACG